GTCCGCAGCCCGGCAAATCCGTCTTGGTGCTCAGGGTGTGGCGACTACCGTTATTGATCAGTGGACAATCGCTCCTTCGGGTTCATTCCTCACGGCAATAAGGTCGGATGGAATCTATGCGGCCCGAGAGGTTGCCTATCGCGCTGTCCAGCAGACAGACGTTAGCGGCAACTGGGTAACGGTAGCGCAGGTTTAAAAGGTGATTTCATGAAAAATCGCGGTGTATGGGAAACCTATGTTCCCGACGAAATCCCGTTCGGTATGCCTGCCAACGCCCTGTTCTGGCAGCGGCAGTCGGACGGTGCGGATCTCTACGCATGGAGGCAGCTGTTCTACGAGTTTGTGAAGGGGGCTGACACATCGGGAACGACGAAGGTAGCTGTCGTGGATGGCTTCGCATCCTGCATCAGCGCCGATGTTTCCATGCTTTCGCTGCCGTCTCAATTCGAGCTGATCGAACTCGAGGATAGTGATGCCGTTCCCCAGCTCGGCTGGCTTTTGGTGGATGGCGAGTTTCAACCTCCTATCGTCCCTGAACCGGTTACGACCGTTTACGCCGTCGATTTCTGGACGCGTCTGGACGGCGGCGAGGATGGAAACAGCGGCGAGGTCGCGCAGGTTCTTGCGGCCATGGAGCAACAGCCAATCAAAACCCGCAAAATCTTCGATACTGCCAATTCATTCCGTAGCGACCACGAATTGTGGCCGCTCCTGCAGCAGCTTGCCACATCGCTTTTCGGTGAAGAAAGGGCGGACGAAATCCTTGCGCCGTCTGCATAGAAAGAGGCCCGCCGATCTCGTTGGAGCTTAATCGGGCGGGCCTCATGCCGCTGCGGAATTGGGAAAACCGACGGCAATATCTCAATGCGTTTGTGAAATGAAAGTTCCTTGCCGAGATCGCTCCCATCGCTTGGCCGGTAGCGTAACCCGGCACCCATAACCACAATCAGGAGAACCATATGATGGGCGAGTTTGATCG